TAGGTACTCTACCCGGATTCATATCCCCATCAGCTGTCATTGATCTACCAATAACACTACCTGTTTGGAAGAACATGTTTAACGCTTCTTGTGGATTATAGTTTGTCCCGTTGCCTAAATCTATTTCAGCAAGACCATCAGCATCTAAATAAATACCATCAGGTATCATTCTAGACATTACTTGCTGTAGTTTTAGATGGGTAAGTTGTATCATATCAGCAAAACCAGTAATTCTGCTAACTAAACTTTCTATTTTACCATCATACATTCTTGGCGCTACTATACTATAATTCATGTTAACCTTAGTATAATCACTTTTTGGTCTTATCATATTTTTAGCTAAGCCCCAACGTAACAATTTACTTGTCCCAAGTATCATTGCTCCTTCATATAAAACCTCTATAGACTTTGATAGCTTTTCAAATTGATTAGCAATATCTTTGGGTGGATCAAATTTATCGGACTTAAGTATTGCTTTAGTACCACCACTACCAGTTTCTTTTACTTTATAAACCTCGTTATTGTATGTTTTATAATTAAAATATAAAACCTGAACTTTATTACTATCGTATTTACCTTGTGTTGCGTAAGTTTGATTATAAGCTAATTCATTATAAGGTTTTGTTTTTTGTACAACTTCTAACTCTTCTAATGTTAAATCAGGAAACTCTTTTACTAATTCATTTATAGGTATAGTTTTAACTTCACCTACGTAATACAAATCTTCAAAATAAGGAGAATCTGTGTAAGAATAAACCATTCTAGCAGGGTCAACATAGTCAACTGTAATTCCTTTTGACTTATTATAACAAGTTTTAACAGCACCTATACCTAAAACCGCTAAATCATAATAAAATCTTTTTTGCGTTAAATCGTAGTTATTACCATCTAAAATACAGTTAATAGCTTCCTCTTGTGCTATTTCAACACCTTGTTTGTAGTTGAGTTGCATGTGTAAAGAAAGTTCTTCTTCATTTGCTGGTAAATCTTCCGTTTCCATTTCACTAGCTCTAATATCTATACCTTGAGCAGCTGCAGCTTGTGTAAAAGGAAGACCTTTCATATCTTCAAGTATATCCTCCATGTACTTAGTTCTCTTATCTACACCAAACGGGTCTTGTGAATAAGTAGTTATATCATAAACTCTTTCAGACATACCGTTTACAACTATATCTACAAACTTAGGTATAATAGGTACTGGTTTCCAGTCTAAGTTTAAATAAGATAAATCACCATTTATAGATAGTTCATCTTTGTATTTTTGTACTGATTGTTCTCCTCTAGCGTAAGATCTTAGCTTGTGATAATTGTCTCTACCTTTTTGAAACTTACTATTTATCCCTCCGTTTTCAAACCATTCAGCTTCAATAGCCCTACCAACTTTTAAACCGTACTCAGCCGAGCTTTTATACTCGTCGTTTACGTTTTGTTTAGGAAAATAATCTTTTATAATAGGATCTGCCATGTTAATTTTTCATTATTTTTGAAGTAAGGCCGTCGTTTGAATATCTAGCAATACTTATATTTAATTTTTCTCTTGTTATTGTTGCGTTTGGTTTGTACAAATGTCTGTTATTTGCCATTATAGCAAGTCCAGAGCTAATAGACGCATCATGTTTTGTTCTTTTGTTTATGTCAAATTTAGCCCAATCATTTAGCAACTCATTAAAATAACAGTTGCCAAAACTACCATCTTGTTGTAAACCTACGTGATCTTGTATATACATTTCAATCGCAGCAGCGTGGGCTTGTTTTATATCTTCACTTGAGTTTGGTATACCACCTACTTCTTTTTCTGCTACTGATAATTTGTTCCATACTTTATCAGGTCTATTCATACTAAAACCTCTATAACCACGCCTTCTTAAATAATACAATAGACGAGGTTTATTGTTCTCTGCAAGTAAAGGCATCCCGTAAAATACTAATGCCATTAGAACGTCCTCAAAGAACATCTCTGCGGTTTGTGGCCTTGCTAAATACTCTAGAAAAAATGTATTAGCCGGCGCGTCTTCC